CTGCTGGTGCCCAAGGTGTTCAAGGAACTGCTGGAACCAATGGTGCTCAAGGCTCTGCTGGCGCTCAAGGCAATCAAGGAACTGCTGGCACGAATGGTGCTCAAGGTGCTAATGGCGCTCAAGGTGCTGCTGGTGCCCAAGGTGTTCAAGGAACTACTGGCATAAATGGTGCTCAAGGCTCTGCTGGCGCTCAAGGTATTCAAGGAACTGCTGGAACCAATGGTGCTCAAGGCTCTGCTGGCGCTCAAGGTGCTCAAGGAACTGCTGGCACAAATGGCGCTCAAGGTTCTGCTGGAACCAATGGTGCCCAAGGAGCACAGGGAGTCCAAGGCCAAATAGGCGCACAAGGCGCATCTATTACATTACAATCTGGCCTGATAACTAGCGGCTACATAGGAAATGGAGCAGTTGTATCTGGTAGCATAGCATCAGGACAAGTCGGAAATTTTCATATATCATCTGGCGCTATCACAAGTGGAGACATCGGAAATGGAGCAATTGTTTCTGGAAGCATAGCATCTGGCATAATTGGTTCTATTCACTTGTCAAGCGGTGCTATAGGAATTGCTGGTTCTTCTGGACAAATTCAATTCAATGCTGGAGGTACTTTAGGCGCAAGTGCTGCTGTTACTTTTGCATCTGGTGGACCAAATTTGGGAGTTGCAACTCAAGGCACAGGCAATGTGCCATTTAGAATTACCACAGCATCTGGTCATTCTACAAATTCCTTGGAAATTTATCACAGCGGCACATTATCAGCTGCCATAAATCCCGATGGCATTTTATACACCACACAACAGTATGGGGGAACCCAAAAAGCTAACACGGTAATCAACGGCAATCTTGGCAATCCTTCCATACAATACAGAAATACAATAATTGGCAATTCTGCTTCTGTGACTTCAGGGGCTTCTTTTGGAGAAGCTGTCGCTGTTGGATTCGGAGCAATTGCATATGGCCAATATGGTGTTGCAGTAGGACAAGGCACAGCAGCAGGCAACACAGGCATAGCCTTAGGATTACAGGCTAATTCAAATGGTTCAGACAGAGGGATAGCAATAGGATATTTAACAACCGCATCTTACAGTTTTAGCTGTGCATTTGGTACTAGAGCAGCAACTTCTGCGAATGGTCAATTTATTTTTGCAACAGAAACTGCCGATCCAAGTTTCCAAATTCAGAGAATGAACGGCAGCAGTATATTAAAAGGATTGTATAACTTTGGCGGGACTTGGATATCCAACACAAATGGCGCAGAAATTAGCCGTGTTACTATGGGTCCGATGTACGCTAACTCAATGCAAGAAGCAATCAGAATGGATGCTGCCTCCGATCTTGCAAGAGTAGGCATAGGCGGCGCAGCATCTGGCAGACTTTGTGTTTATACAGGCGCTGCTGCAAACAAAGGTGTTGTAATACAAGGGTTTACATCACAATCTGCAAACTATTTAGAGATACAAAATAGCAGCTTAACAAGCATTTTGTCTTTTACCAATAGTGGAAATCTTGCAGTAGGCACTATGTATGCTGCATATTATCCGAATGGTCCAGCAGCCAGACTACATGTCAGAGCAATGACAATATCTGGAAACACCGTTACATCTCCGTGGCCTAGCAACACGCCAGACACACACGCAAACTGGAGAGATGCGGCAATAATATCTGATGGTGGCAACGGTGAAACTACAACAACAGGAACAGGTACTACTTGCGGAATAACTCTGGGAGAATATTACACTGGCAGAGTGGTAATTCAACCTTATGCTGCCGGAAGCTCATCTCCGGTTGACCAAGCAGCTAGGGCTGGTCGTGATATCATGCTCCGAGGTGGAACTTCAGATAATTTTACAGGAGCACTTGGCGGAAGATTATTCTTGCAAGGAGGCGCTGGGTTTACCTCTACAGGATTTAGCGGCAACATAGGCGTTGTTTCCATACAGCCTATTGCAGGTCAAGTAGGCATAGGCACAACAACTCCATCTGGAACTTTAAGTGTCACAAGCACCTCAGGTGCCATGATTAATACTATTTTTAGAGGCACTACATCTCAAACAGGAAGTTTAACAGAATGGCATAGTGCTTCTGGCACTATATTGGCATCAGTAAATAAAGCTGGGGGTTTCTCAAGCACTCCGAATACTACCGCACTTACTGCAAGTCAAAATAATTATGCATTTGATGGAAGCTCTATTCAAAGAGTTTCAAGTAATGGTAACTATGATATTACTGGAATTACCTATCCTTCAGGTCTTTCCGCACACTCTGCCGGTAGATTTATTAGACTTTATAACATAAATGCATCCGGTGGAAATAATATCACGCTAAAACACAACAGTGGAAGCAGTTCTACTGGCAACAAATTCTGGTGTGTTCAGCTTCAAGATATTGTGCTTGGACCTTTGGATTATGCGGAGTTGATTTACGATGACACAGACAACGGTTCCGGTAATGCAGGGTGGAGAGTGCATTAATGCCGGGTGAAGGCGTAATAGGAATGTTGCGTAGAAGGCCAAACGGAGTTGGCAAGCAACTTTGGGGATTTGGTTACAATAGTTTTTATTTGTTGGCAGATTGCACAAATGTCAATCGTAGCTCTCCAGTACAAAATTTTTCTGGTGGTAACAATTGGATTTCTGTTTCTGCTGGCAAAAATGCAACAGCAGCTGGAGTTAAATCTGACGGCACATTGTGGACTTGGGGCTACAACACACTGGGCGCTCTGGGAATTAATACACAGGGATTTTATACAAGCGTCAGTAGCCCCATACAAACCATAGCTTATGGTACAACTTGGTCATCTGTATCATGTGGTATTTACACAATTTTTGGTACAAAATCTGATGGTACTATTTGGGCTTGGGGAGGAAATTATTTTGGTCAAATCGGTGATAATACAATAGTACATCGTAGTTCTCCGGTTCAAGTCGTTGGTTTTGCAACCACATGGTCTTCTGTTTCTGGCGGTGCTGCTCATGCTGCTGCAATTAAAAAAGACGGAACACTTTGGCTTTGGGGATGCAATACACAAGGACAATTAGGAGATAACACAGTAACACACAGAAGCTCTCCAGTGCAAATTGTTGGAGGTGGAGCTACATGGTCACAAGTTTCTTGTGGGGAATACCATACTGCTGCTATAAAAACTGATGGAACTCTATGGTGTTGGGGTGCTAATTCTTTAGGCGGCGTGAACAGAGGTTGTTTAGGTGACAATAGCGTAATCCACAGAAGCTCTCCTGTTCAAACAGCAGCTTTTGGTACAAACTGGAAACAAGTTTCATGTTCTGCATATCATACATCAGCAATAAAACTTGATGGAACATGGTGGAACTGGGGAGATAATTCTAACGGTAATCTGGGTGATAACACAATAACTTTCAGAAGCTCACCAGTTCAAACAACTGCTTATGGCTACAACTGGATTGCTTGTTCTGCCGGAACAAGTCATACAATGGCTATTAAAGCCGACTATTCATTGTGGGGAACAGGATTCAATAATTATGGCTCATTAGGAACTAACGAAACAAGCAATAAATCTTCTCCTGTTCAAGTAGTAGGCGCAGGCAACTGGTATTCAGTAAGTGCTGGACAATATGTAACTTTGGGGCTGCGATATGGTGATTTTGGACCATATTCTCCTGTGCCAGTGCCATCGTACACTCCTCAACCAATACCAACATCTAATGGATACATGTTTACATGGGGCAATAATACGCTTGGTCAGCTTGGAGACAATACATCAACACATAGAAGCTCAGCTGTTCAGGTAGTCGCAAGCTCAATAAATTGGAAACAAGCAAGTGCCGGGAATTCATTTAGTGCTGCAATCAAGACTGATGGAACACTTTGGACTTGGGGACAGAATGCATCAGGCCAACTTGGCGATAATACTATTATTCATAGAAGCTCACCAGTACAGACTATAACTTTTGGCTCAACATGGACTCAAGTTGGAGCAGGCAATATCCACGCAGGAGGTGTTAAGTCAGACGGCACCTTATGGCTTTGGGGAAACAACACTAATGGTAGATTAGGTGATAATTCAATAACACATAGAAGTTCACCAGTGCAAACCATAGGTGCAGCTACGACTTGGATACAAGTTTTCTGTGGGGATGCACACACGGTAGCGACAAAAAATGATGCAACATTATGGTGTTGGGGAAAAAATACAGATGGTCAACTAGGCGACAATTCAATAACACACAGAAGTTCACCAGTTCAAACTGTAGCTGTAGGAACAAACTGGAAATATTTATCATGCGGTAGCAATCATACAGCTGGACTAAAATTAGATGGCACACTTTGGTTATGGGGAAACAACGCATATGGACAGCTAGGAGATAACAGTATTGTCCATAGAAGCTCACCAATACAAACAATATCTTCTGGAACTAGCTGGACCCGTGTAAGTTGTGGCAGAAACATGACCGTAGCTGTTAAAAACGATGGTACACTGTGGTGTTGGGGCAAGAATACCGAGTATGAACTAGGAGATAATTCTACAACCAACAGATCAAGCCCTGTACAAACGCTCAATGGTGGTACGAATTGGATTTCATGTATGGGCGGTTATAAACATACTATGGCTACAAATACCGGTAATTTGCTGTTTACTTGGGGAACAAACACATACGGGCAAATTGGAGATAATTCTGTATTATCTAGATCATATCCAATATGTATAGTTTTTGATACATTAGAGTGGCAAGATGTATTTTCTGGACCCATGGCCAGCCATACATTGGCAACAGCACAATATGCTGTCAGCCCTCCACCTCCACCAACACCACCAGTGCCTCCGAGCCCATCGCCTTCCCCAAGCCCAAGCCCGTCTCCATCTCCTTCTCCCAGCCCAAGCCCATCGCCTTCCCCAAGCCCGTCTCCCAGCCCAAGCCCATCGCCTTCTCCAACACCCCCATCTCCCAGCCCATCACCACCTTTGTCTCCAATTGCCCCGCCAACATCACCAGCAGCTTTTGCAGAAAAAGATATTGCTGACCTTAATGATAAAAATAAATTTGCTTTTTATGTAGTCGCAAATCAAGACAATACCTATGATGTAGTTTGTTTGGAAATAAAACCCGGTATCAAATGCATCGCTGGACCATACTTAACATATGACGATGCTAAAAAAGCAAAAGACAGTATTACATTCTATATCCCAACACCACCAGAAAATGACTAAAACACTTGTTTTATACTGATTTGTAAGATAAAATTTACTTAAATCATGAAAAAAATAAGTATATTTACACCAACTCATAATCCCATATTCTTACAAAGACTTTATGACTCAATTAAATGCCAAACTTATCAAAACTGGGAATGGATTATTGTACCAAACAACAATTCTTCTATTAATCTGACACCAGATGATCCCAGAATCAAAATAATACCCTGCACTGAATCTGGAAATATCGGCCTCCTTAAGAAGTTTGCTTGCAATCATGCATCAGGAGAAATTGTCGCAGAAGTAGATCACGATGACGAATTATTCCCAAATTGCTTAGAAGAATTAATCAAAGCCTTTGAAGATGATTCAATAGATTTTGTGTATTCAAATTGTGTTGATGTTTACGAAGATGGCAAATCAAGATTGTTCGGCACTGATAACGGTTGGAAACACGAAGAATGCATTTACAAAAATCAAAAATATACACTCAATCTTTCTTTTCCTCCAGATCCTTGCTCAATAAGTAAAATCTGGTTCGCACCAAATCATATCAGAGCATGGAAAACAAGCTTCTACCACAAAATAGGAGGACATGATTCCTCACTAGATGTTTGCGACGATCATGATATTGTTTGCAGAACATACATTCATGGAAAAATGTATCATATAAACAAACCTCTATACTTATATCATTTACATGAAGGCAATACATGCTATGGCGACAAAAATGCCAAAATACAGGAAATGACTTTAGACATTCATGACAAATACATTTATCAAATGGTTGAAAAATGGTGTGACGAAAAAGGATTGAGAAAAATTGATCTATGTGGTGGACATAGCAAACCAGATGGTTACGAAAGCATCGATCTCGATAATGCCGATATAATCGCAGACCTAAATCAAAAATGGCCTTTCAAAGATGGTGAAGTAGGACTTTTCAGAGCACATGATGCTCTAGAACATTTAAAAGATCCTATACACACCATGAAAGAAGCATACAGATGCCTTTGTACTAATGGATGGTTCCTAACCATGACACCAAGCACAGATGGCAGAGGTGCATTTCAAGATCCAACTCATGTTTCATTCTGGAACTCAAACAGCTTCTGGTACTACACAAGACGAGAACAAGCGAAATACATCGGAACACCTGTCAAATTTCAATTAAATAGGATCAAAAACTTTTATCCTAATGATTGGACAAAGTTTCACCAAATACTTTATGTGAAAGCGGATTTAGTAAAGTTCGATGAAAACACACCGGGATTAAAGGAAATATAATGGATCGTCAAAGCTTCGATAATCTTCCAAAAACAATTATATGCGATATAGATGGTTGCTTGCTAAAGCATCAAGGCAGCTTGCCAGAAATGATACAAAAACCACCAGAACTCTGTCCTAATGTCAAAGAACAATTTGATGAATGGGATAAAAAAGCTTACAAGATAATACTCCTAACAGGCAGAAAAGAAAGTATGCGAGAACTAACTGAAAACCAACTCAGATCCTTTGGTTTGTTTTGGGATATGCTCATCATGGGAGCAACAAGAGGAGAAAGAATACTTATCAATGACATTAAACCAAATTGTGAATTCAATACTGCTACTGCAATCAATTTAAATAGAAATCAAGGTTTCATCATAACTAGTGTATAGATATTTTTTTAGATTTTAAATAGTTTTCAAATAATATCTTATCATATTTCGCATGCTTGGAGACATTGTCTTTTCCCTCAAGCGGCTGGAGATTATCTAAAGCATTTATTATTTCAGGCTTGTAAATTTTATAATCCAAAAATGCTTGAATAGGGAAAATATGATCTAAATGCCATTTGCCATCCTTTACTTTATTCCAGTTTGGATGATTTAAAACATGCTCCTGCAATTCTTTAGGGCCATATCCTAGCATTTGTGAAGTTCTTCCAACTTTGCTTTTATTGAAAGCTTGCAGAGTCGATCTTAAAGCCTTGTACATCTTCTTTCTAAACAAAATATCTTTTGAATGTTGTTCTCTATCAGATTTCCAACTATGATGGTTCGAACCTTTGTTTTTTTCTAGTCCACATTCTTTACAGTTTTGGTTAAGATGATAAAAACCAGCAAATGATATCTTTGATATTCTTCCACACTTACATCTATAATTATGCGTTGTATGAATGCCTCCATACCAATCATCTAAAAACTCACATTGCCTATCGATGAAAATTTGTTTAACTTCTTGCAAAGATTTCTTATGGGCTAAGCCCCATTTAGTGCATTTTCCACATCTTTTGCCGTTAGAAAAATTGTTCCAAGAGGTGTTGCCTACATTTCCACAAGAACAAATATATTCCATTTTTACTTGTGCGCCTTGGTATTCACCCAATAGATTACACCCTTGTGATTTGAAATATTCAGCAACTTCAGCAGTTGTTCTTTTAATTTTGTTTGTCATGCCAAACCCTCCACATATATTATAGTGTGGAGAGTTTGATATTTTAATCTATAGTAACTATCAGTCGAGAGTTATTGGGAGACAATCCCCATATCTTGTTATCAATTGCTCTTTCCAATCTTTCAACTCTTGATTGCCTTCTTGCAGCAATGTATCACCGTCTAACTGAACACCACCACCGGGACCGGGTGGATTTTTGATTTTGGATCTTATTCTTCCAAGCATAATCTTGGCATATGCAAGAGAACCTTCCTGCATTACAGATTGAACCCTTGGCCAGTCATTATTCTTCTGTAAATAATGAACAACAACTCTATGAACCCTATAAGGTATTGGATATATTTTTATATGCTGATATCCACCATACCACTCCCACCCACCTAAGTTAGATGCCAATCTGCTATAAGTTTGCTCGTATCCCTTGTAAAGGCTCCATTCTCCCATTCTTCCCCATATGGGTTGAACTGGATCAATAAGCCCCCCTTGGATGGAGGCGTAAGCCCCGCCGGGATAGAAATATTCTACCGGCAATGCACCACCTAAATCACTTGATTGAAATGCAAATGTTCCTGTCTCTTTGTAGAATACATTTCTAATATATCCTACATCTGCTGGCATCTCGTATATGCTTTGGCCGGGAATGGTATTAAAGACATAGTATTTGAAGAATTCTCTGGGTGCCCATTCTTCGTAAACTTGTAGAGCGAGATCAACGGCAGCATCCAATTGTTGTATATCTAGTTCTATAGTAACTACAGGTGCTCCAAGCATCAAAAGGATAAAGTCCTTGAGTTGCTCTTTGATTTTGCCTCTATTTGGTCTTGCGCTGAGTTTAGCAACATCAAGAGGATCAGAAACACCAAGGTTATAATTTCCATTTGTGCTGCAATTGACAGCATTCTGTGTTGGTTTTTGAATATAAAGGGTATTATATGAATAGTTGCTCATATAAATATGTAGTTAAATTTTCTAAAAATATTGATAACTACTTTATTGGGTAAGAGGAAAAAAATGTCAAATAATAAAAAACTGTATGAGACTTTTTTGAGACACAAGGTAAAAAGTAGTCGTTGTGTATTAGAACAAGTTGTATCTTGGGCAGACAGGCTTGATGAGGCCACTGTTGGAAGTCTTTACAAAGGTTCTGTTTTTTTCGGTCCAGATGACATCAAGTTTCTTCAGCAGTTTCCCAGAAGGCACTGGGTACAGGCTTTAAAGCAAAGATATAACAGTGATGAGCCGAATTTTAACAGTCTTTTCAATTATTTGGTTAATTTGCAAAAAGAAAGAGATAAGGTAGTCAAGGAAAAATTCGCAGAATATTATCAGAGGGAAATGAAGCATTTCATGGAGAACCCTTATTATCAACAAATGGACAAGAATTTGCTGAGAAATCTTGCTGTTGATCATGCTAGGGTTGGTGCGAACAGGGATGCATATCTTATAGTTCCGACCGATAAGTATCCTGCTCCGGATGGACCTCAAGATTTTGTGTTTAAGTCTGGCAGAACTAAGGAGACTTATAGAGCAAATCCGCATATTAATGACTTGGTAAAAAAACTTGAGGGAACATTTGACAACGAAGATGGTTTTGATTTGTTCAATCCTACCAAAACAGTAAAAACAGAAATAGATGATGAAACTGGCAAGGCTAAAACTGTAACTTTGATGCATACAGATGGGTTTCGTTTTCCCAGTGAAAGAAGCTTCAACACATTTATTCAAGACTATCTGAAATATGTTGGTCATGGGATCATCAAAATTGATGACGAAGATTTACAAGACACCAAGCTTTTGGCAGACAAACAGGAAAATAGAAATCCAAATGGATCTATGGATACTTTGACGAAAGAATTGGCTCTTAAAGATTTACAAAAAAGGTATGGGTATACAAAGCAACAAGCTTTAGAGCACTTCAAGGAATTGGTAAGAAATGGTGACATTAAAGGATTGAATGGTTCTTCTTTAGACGACAATGGTATTGGTGAATTGTTGATACCACATAAAGAAATGACGATAACTAAGGTTATTGATGGCAGACCTACAACAGAAACTGTTTTAAATCCAATTCTTGGTTCTGGTCACTTTATTCGTCGTTTGGAAAAACATGAAGCGGATGCTGTTGAACGGGTTTTGAATCGTGGTGAAGATGGAATTCTGAATCCAGAAGATTTAGAAATCTTTGAAAGATTGAAGAACAAGATTCGTGGAAACCATTATGATCCTGCTACTGAAACGCTAGATGCCAACAATAAGCCTGTAGCTGGTTCGGGACGACACAGGCCAATATATGTGAATTCACATGATGACGGTGGCATGCATCGTCAGGGATCTGATCATATGTTAGCTGGTGGTTTTAGTCCTAATCAAGAAACTGATGGAAGGAAGTTTTTAACAAAATATGGAGTTTATACAAAAAAATATCAGGACAAGATTAACAAATTATTCAGAATTTATGTTACTGATAAGCTGGGTGTGATACAGACGGATGAGGCTGGTAATCCGATACCGAATCCTCAAGCTGATCTTGATGGCAGCAAGTTGAAGGCTGATATTCTCAAAGTTATAAACAACAGACTAGCACTTGGAACTGAAGTTCGGAAGACATCTGCTGTTCACCGTGATACTTCTCCAGAAAGATTGATTTTGAGAAGTGCAAAAAATCAAATTGCCCAACTTGTTTTCAAGAGAATTATGGAGCGTCTGGGTACACCAAACATTGAAAATCATGATGCTGTTGGCAGGAAAATCCGTAACAGCATTATTGAGGATGAATTAAACGATTTGGTCCAGCAAAACATTGCAGGTCGTGGAACACGAAGAACAAGGGATAAAGGTGGTGTTGGAGAGGTCTATCCGATTGGAGAGATCAAGGACATTCGTGATTATGCTGAGTATGTCGCATGCTCAAAAGATCATAGAAAGCTTGGCCAAAGGTGTGCATTTAGTTATGATTTAGACAAGTTAATTGACAGAAGCAAGTATCTTACTGATGAGATTGTCGGCATTGTTAACAATATCAATAAGGATTATGAAATGTCGGCCAAAAATGTTCATGATGAAATTCAGGACATGAAGGATGCTTTCAGTGAGGCTTTATCTCACTTACAGGAATCGTTTTTTGTATTGATGATGGCTCAGAGTCAAGCAAGTACAGATAAATCAATTGATCAATCAACTATTGATAAAATCAAACAGAAAGTTTATGGCTCTGGTGATGGTAGCGATGGTGATTTTTCAGGATTCCCACCTGATATAAAAAAATCCGCAAAAGATTATTTCATGCGCTATTTTTCTCGCAAGTCAGTTGACGATGCACATTTTTCCAAGTATGTGCAAATGTTTAGGCATGAAGATGTGCAGCTATCTGATGAGCTTCAGATCATGTATCAGGCAAAGGAAGCTGCACAAGCTTTTCTTCAGGATTTGACAAAAACTGTTCTGCCTACAGATCCAAGCAAGGATGAACCTGATTTTAACAAAATATTGATAGGTCATATATCAAATAAAATTAAATCTAATATTGATGAGACATCCAAGCTTCTGAACATGCCGGTTCCTTCTGTGGAACCACAGGCTCCTGAAGCACAGCAAGCTGAACCTGTAGCAGCCGAACAGCCTGTGGAAACACCTGCTGAAGCGCCTGTTGTCGGACTTACTGTAATGAGTCAGCTTAAGGATAAGTTAGATGCTAATCCTTTAAATTATGATATGATTGCAAGACAAACGGTAGAAGAGCTTGGGAAAAAATATCCTGAAGAAACTCCAGCACAAATTCAAAATTTAGTTAATCAAACAAAAGAAAAAATACAAAATGCTATTATGAAATCTCAAAAGATAATTAGAAATAATTCTTATTTTGAAATAAACCAAGATTTAGTTAATTTATTACCTAAAGAAAATCTTTCTAGTTTGTATACCAATTTGCAAAATTACCAGAATGTGAAAAAGTTTGGTATTTTGGAAGCTCCTATAAAAATGATAAAGGCTGAGCTTGAAAGAAGATAAAATGGAAAGTAATCAATATGTTCATTTTATGATCACGCAAGCTTTGATGGAGTCTCTCAAGGGTGTATTGGGAGACTCATCTAAAGACTATATGGCAATTTTGTTTAAGATGTGTTCAGGACTAACGAGTCAACAGGATGTTGAATCAGCAAATGCTTTTTTTGCAAAGCTTTATCAGGCTGGTTATATGAAATCAGTTGAGGCTCACAAAGAGGCTTTTGCCAAGATGGGTGTTGAGTCTGTTGTCTTGTCTACTCATCAAAATTCGGATGGTACTGAGACGGCATGCAGTTTATGAAAAAACCTTCAGGAGCATTTTTTGTTCCAGTTACTTTCCACCATCTTTTTTCACGATTCATAGGATAAACGATAGAGTGTTTTGTTATTTTGTCTAAATGTGTCCAGAAAACTAATTGCATATCATCTTCTTGGATTATAATTGCTTCAAAATTAAACTTGCCAACATAGCTTACTTTCACAGTTCTTTCGTTGTAGAGATCATCAAATTTTTCTTGGGCATTTGCTTGCATGCAATGCATGACAGTCTTTTTGTAATTGGCAAGTTTTTCATTTATTGAAGTTGGTTTTTCAACATCATTAATTTCTGTTTTTGGTTCTTCTTTTGGTTGTTCTACTGGTGTTGGTTTAGATTGGATTGAAACAACTTCTTTTTTGGAATCTGCTTCTTTTTCTGTGATTGTTTTTCCGAGGGTGATCTTACTTTTTTTTGGACTAGTTTGTTTATTTGTGTTTTGAATCACATCTTCAGAAAACTGCATATTATGGATGTTGAAGTTTTCCCAAATGTCTTGTTCTCGCATTAATGGGTTGGGTCCATTAATTTTATATGTTGATCCATCTTTATTTTTTATTGCCATAATTCTTATATAGTTAATAAATAAGTTAGAATCGGAGGATTTATGGCTTTATATGTGCCGAATGTATCTGAAACAGTAATGCTTGAGCGTTTGGTAAAAGGTCTTGCAGGAGGTGCTGCTATTACCACAAGCACCCAATGCTATCAGATTATGAAATTAAATATCAATGATGTTACTCAGGATGAAACCAATTCTTTGGGTAGTTTTCAGGAAGCTACTCAGTCTGGTTATGCTGCTGTAACATTGACCACAAGTGGATGGACTGTTGCAACTGATACTGCGACATATAGTCCTGCTGCCACATTTACATTTTCAACTAGTGCGACTGTTTTTGGATATTATGTTGTTGATACAGCAACTCCAACACCCAGTTTGTTATGGGCTGAGAGCTTTACTGGCGGTCCATTTGTACTACCATCTGGTGGTGGTCAGATACAGATTACACCAACTTTAACTCTTGCATAATATATAACATTATATTGAAGGTGTTTATGGAATCAAATGTAAATATGTCGTTTGCTTCTTGGCTTGGAATTTATTCTGAGTCATCTGCTGACTTTCCAGTCATGGTCAAGTGGCTTGTGGATAGTATGAAAACTTTTGCTTCTGCTGTGCTGGAACATAACAAATCAAATCCTGAATTTGTTTTAAAAGATGATGAACGACAATATCTTGAAAATCTAAGTAGAAATGATAATCCATTTGTTCCTCCTTTGACATATATTAACGACAAAACTGAATCTGCTGTTTCAAAAGATGCTGAAAAGTTTCTTGAATTATCCTCATCAGTTGGCGATTACGATTCTTTGGAAGAATTATTGAAGACAAATTTTGGAAGAACTGAAACTGGTTCTAGATCTTTAACCATTCAAGAATTACCTGAAGTTGTTAGCAAGAGAATTGCATCTTATTCTATGGCTAAAGAGCGTGTTCGTAGTGGTGGACCGCAATCTCTGCAAACCAAGGAAGGCGACATTGATGTTAAGGGTCGTGGCCCACAAGGTGCTCCCGCCGAGATTGAAAGGCGTGAAAAACTAGCTAGTGTGCAGGCAGAATATTCAGAGCTTGTAGCCAAAGCAATAAATGACTCCAAAGTTTGTTTTGACAAATTGTTTAAAGGCACAAAAAGGGAAATTGATGGATTTAATTACGATTCAATTTTTTCCGATATACTTCAGGCCAATGCATATAGAAATCTTTGGTTTGCACATTATTTTGCAGAGTATGTTCTAAAGATGGCTGATACCCAAAAGGACAAGTTTGAGAAGATTGTTTCAAATCTTGTTTCTGCGGAACAAAAGAATATTGATCAAGCTAGATCTGCTGTTGAAAGAGATGTTGCAAAAGCCATGACGGGCAAAAATATGGAGGATATGTCTCCAGAAGAAATAGAAAATTTCAAGAGAGAGCTTAACAAAGAACGAAGTGCTATTAGATTCAGGGCTGCACATATTCAAGGCATGAAGCCTGATGAGGAAGAAATTAGGGCAGCTAAAATGCAAGCTGGTCGAAGGTTTGGAAAATTTGATATTAGCGTTAAGAATGTAGTTGCCAATTTTTCAAAACATATTGATATGCCCGGACTTAATCCCAAGAAGATGGTATCTGTTTTTGCAAATGAATACGCAAAACAGATTATGAGCAATGACAAACTTATGATGGCTATGGCCGTTAGATGTCTATTTGGATTGCTTGATGATGCTGCCTGTGACATGAGAAAAGAGAAGGCATTGTGCATGATGCCAGCTGCATTTAGATCAGAGATTAATGATAAATTTGTCTATGGCACTAGAGGGAGCAATTTGAAATTAAATATTGATATTTCAAAGCTTAATTGTAATGATCTTCCTGAAGAGAGTTTCGAAGATACTGAAGAGTTCAGTGTAACATTGGCAAAAAATGAAAAATGCGATACTAAATTTTTAGTTGATGGCGCATCAGATGCAGCTAAAAGAAAAAGTCTTGCACAAATGTTCTTCAGAAATGATTGGCCGAGCAACGATTTTGGACAAGTGGTTATCAAGAACTTATTTGGAACTTGGATATTTGGCTCAATCATTGCTACTTTGAATCCAGAGCTTGGTATTACCTCTTGTGCAGATGCTACAAGTGTTTTGCATGGTCAAACATTCAAGACTGGAACAATCAAGCATCCAGAAACTCAGAAAAAGGTTCGTGGCTTTATTAGAGATGCGGAAGGCAAATTTATACCTCATCCAACTGGAAAACAATATTACGATCCACATTCTTGGGAGAGAGCTTTAGATCAAGCCAGAAATTACAAGTTGCAAGCTGATGTACATGAATCAACTAAAGATATTTACTGGCATTTTGAAATCAAGGATCTTTTACGAGAGTTAGTAAAATGATCTATAGAAACGATGGCAAACCATATTCAGTTACAGGTTCAAGGCAGCAATTTGACGATGGGTTGCCGGAACACGATTTATTCAATACATGGGATGAGGAATCAATAAAAATCGGTGGATCTCCGATTTTTTATTATGAGCTTTTTATTGATACCAACAATGTAGATCCAATTTACTTGGAAAGCAGAATAAAGATGTTTAATCCACATCCTGTTCAACTATATGCTTTTTATGAGCCGGTTCCAAGTCAAAACTTGCAAACTGCATTCGGTATTGATAGCCCTGATGACATGATATTTGAATTGAATTATCGTTCAGTACTACGAGATCTAGGTCATGTACCAAAAATTGGATCTAGAATTTTTTCTCCATTTTTAAAAGAAAACTGGGTAATTATAGAAAGGAAAACTGGAGAGATGAAGATGTACGGCGTAGTGCGGTTACAACTTATATGTCAGAGATTCCAAGAAGATGATGTTAGTGGAACCTCTGTCAACAAAGCTCCTGATGTTGATTACAAAATTGTTTAAAGGTGGAAAACATGAAAAGTTTTTATGAATTTTATCGACTCATACAAGAGAGAAAACTATGGGAACAGGATATGGGTGATCCCATGTCTGCTGGTGGCCAAGTTGGTGCTCCCCCTATGCAAGGAGGTATGCCTCCGGGTGGCATGCCATCTAATGTTCCTCCCATGCAGGGCGGTGCACAGGGTGGCATGCCTCCTGCTGAAGGACAACAGGCTCCTCCTGCCGAAGGTGAAGAAGGAATGTCTAATGTTGCTCCAAGTGAGGGAGAGCTTGATGTAAGCAATGTTGATCAAGCCTTAGAAGCCCTTGCTGGCATGGTTGATAATTTTAAGAGTATGGATGAAGAGAAAGGTGCTCAAGTTGAAGAGCTTGTTTCTCAGTTAAATTCTTTGATCAAGAGTTTGACAGGACAAGAAGAAGCACCTCCTGAAGGTGAAGAGGGCGCAGAAGAAGCTCCTCCCGAAGGTGCCAATGGTATGAGTCCTATTCCTCCCGGCGGTGCTGGCATGGAAGGTGGACCCGGTGCTCAAGATCTCGGTGGCATGGGCGGTATGCCTTCTACACCTGACATGGGTACATCACAAGCTGGTGCTGGTGGTATGGGTGGCATGGGCATGGCTGGCGGCGCTGCCGCTGCGGGTGGACCTCCCCTAGCTTAGTAATTTGTAATTACTAGTTCTTTACCAATATTTTTACCAACTTTTTCGTTGTTATCGTCCATCCAAATATGATTTTGGATGGACTTTGCACTTGATGTGCCACCATAAATCCATGCTTCTTCATGGAAATTAAAATTGTATTTTCCAAATATATTTCTTATTTCAGGTCTGTCATCATAACTTATGCAAATTTTATGAGGACTTTGACTGCATAGTTTTGCGAACTTTTCATGATCTTCAGCTTTGAAGTTATGGTCATATAATTTTAGCTTTTCTGGAAGTAGTGTGTTTTTGAAATATGGTGGATCGCAATAAATCCAACAATTTCCATCGGATTTTTCGAGTAATAATTGTTCATAAGAATGATTTGTTATTTTTACATTTTCTAGATGGGCTGCGGCTGCTTCCATTATTGGTTTCTTGGTTATGTTCCAGCCTTCAGGTTTTGAATAATACATTTGGCATTTTACTTGATACCTTACTCTTCCAATCCAAACCGTTCTGTTGATAAAAAAATATCTTAATGCCTGATCGCATTCTTCGTTTTCTGCAAAAAAGTCAAAATGTTCTTTTAACCTTTTATTGTAAATAGCTTTTCCTCCGGGTTTGGTAGAAACCTTTTCTTCACCTTTTTTTTCAGGTTCTATTTCTCTGCATTTTTTTATAAAGTCTTCTGGTCTGTCTCTTAGCGCCGTATATACATGTATAAGATTTTTATCTAAATCATTGATCCATCTTTTTTCAATTTTTGGCAAGGCAAAAAAAATTCCACCACCACCAACAAAAGGTTCTCTATATTCTGATATATTATCTGGTTTAAATTTAAGTATTTTTTGTTGTACTGAAGATACGCTTTTGCCACCGGGATATCTAAAAATGCTTTTCATATAATAAATAATTAACAAGCAGGAAATTTATGAAACCAATTGGTCCAAATACAAACAGTTACGATAAGTCTTTGAATGATATAAAAGAAAAATCGTTTCAATGGCGTTCTGAGAATATTGATCCAGCGCCGGGTTTTACGAAGCAACCTCCGGACAATCAGAATAATATTGGTCTGAATGTTCCAGATGACTGGCATACTGATATTTTTACGCAAAAGATAGGTCTTGGATCTGCTAACAATTGCGATCCGATGCAGACTGGTGCTATTGTAAATGATTTGCAGACTCCTAATAGAAATACAATTTACAGGTATGCGAAATCTGTTCGTGCTTGTGACGAAGCTGTAATGGATTTGTTTAGGAATCTTGTAATCATTGATGAGGATGGAAAAGCTCATCCTGTGCCAATCATATGGGCAACACAGGAGAGAGCAGTTGCAGCAGTAGTTCAGGAAAATGTACGCAAAGACGATACATTAGTTGTTGATAGAATTAAATTGCCCATGCTTGCTATAAGTAGTACAAACTTTACTGTTGATCTTGCGAGATATACATACCACCAAGCTCTTAATTATCTAAATGATGCGAATGGCAAACCAACTTTTACAGCCTCAGAGAAATATGATAGAGATACTGTTTTTGGTGTTGCAAGAGGTATACCTTTAAATATTGATTATACACTTTATGCATGGACAATGCAACTAGAAGATATGAATCAAATGTTAGAACAAATTGTAACTAAATTTAGCCCTGTTGCATACATAAAAGTACGAGGGGTTTTGTGGGAAGTTGCTGTCAAATTATCGTCTATAGGCAACAATCTTCAAACTGAACCGGGTGATGCTGCTTTAAGAGTTATTAAGTTCCAATTTGGTTTGACTGCTGAAACATATGTTGCACAGCCTATCAAGCGGGAAAAAGCGGTTCTTAAAACGAGAATTGACATTGTTAATTCTCTTGATGAGCAGCAAATAAGTGAGGTTTTACATCGACTAGAGGAAGCAGTTGAGGAATTGCAATGATTGAAATCAAAAACCTAAAAAAACACCCGGTACAGCTGGTAATTAAATCTAGACTTGCACCAGATAGCTTTACAGTTTTGAACATTCCGGGCATCGGTAAAGGAAAAAATATTTTTAATTTGGAAGAAGAGAGATCAACTGAATATATAGATAGAGCAGTAAAAGCTGGTCTTATATCAACCAGACAACTAGTGAACAGATTAGGTACAGGAGACAAACATGGCAATACTTAAGGGATTTCCTCCCTCCAATACGATCAGTCCTTCAGTCAGAATCACTGAAAAAGACTTGAGCTTTGTTGCGGCAGAGCCGAGCTTGAACCGCATTGGTTTAGTTGGTTTTGCGTCCAAAGGACCGGTAAACACACCCACAACAATTTCAACTTTGACTCAATTTGCCACAGTGTTTGGCAATCCTCATCCCGATGTCACAGACTCTTACATGATTTATGCTGCACAACTTGCTTTGCTAGTAAGCAACGAAGTAGTGGTAGTTCGTGTTGCGGACCAAGAAATTGGTAGCCCAACCTATGCTGAAACAGCTTCTGTTGACATTCTGAAGGCTGGAGAAGTAATCGATGTTTTAGGTGATGGTGTAGTTTCTACTCCTTGGACACTGACCGATGACTTGTTCTTCAGATGGAAGCTAAATGGCGTACTTGCATCAAAGACATTGGTTCTCTTGGGTGGAACTACATTTGCCACAGCTACTGAAGTTGCAGAAGAACTAAACGCACAGCTTAATCCATCAATCGATGGAATTGAGTTCTATGAATACGGTGGCAGCGTTGGTATTCGTACTGTATGGGCATATGGCCCATCTGCTTCCTTGGAGTATGTAAGCGTCAAGGATATGTTGGTTGGCCCCGGAAGCCCAGTCTTCCTTGGCGAGGCTATGGAAGCTGGACAATTGATTGGAACCAACTCAAACTATCCTAGCACTTCATCTCCCGGTGATTTTGATTTTAGTGCTTTAACATCTTTGACACTACAAGTTGTCGTCAATGGAACCAATGTTCTAGCTATCGACAATGTTGTTCAAGTAGTTGACCTAGCATCCTTGCTCGTAGGTGGACCTTACACATCAACACAAATTGTTACAGCTATCAACAACTACATTACAGCAAGTCTGCCCGGTGGTTTTGAAGCCTTCGACTACTATGGATTCGTAGGATTAAGAACCCTAACATTTGGTCGTGATGCTAAGATTAGTGTAAAAGCAGAAAGCACCGCTGATACACCTCTTGGACTAGACAACCTTGTTCATACAGGCGTTACTCCATCAGCAGCATCTGACGAAGTTGGCGCAGCAACAGCTGGTCTACTTACTGGTCCAACAGCAGTAGATACAACTCCAACATTCACAATCACTGCTGACAGCCCCGGTATTGAGGGTAATTATACTAGTATTCTTTTGACTAACGACACAGAAGGAAATACATTCAACATTCAGGTTTTCAGTGATGGTAATCCTGTAGAATCTTGGGGAAATCTAACTAAGGATCAAGCTTCACAGTATTATGTTGGAACATACCTTGATCTAGTAAGTGATTATATCAAGTGTGTTGACAACACCTCTGTTACCAACCCACCAAAAAACAGCCCAGCAACTGGTGATGCTTTAAGTGGTGGCACCGATGGCTTGCCAACTGATCCAGATGATCAAGACGCTTTGTTGATTGGCAATGTAAATGCCTTCACTGGCCTTTATGCTCTCTCTGAGCCAGAGCAAATTGATATTGATCTAGTAGCAGTGCCCGGACACTCTTCAACATCAGTTGTTTTGGCTATGTTGAACCTCTGCCAAAACTATCGCCAAGACAGCCTAGCGATTGTTGATCCTCCATTTGGATTGACACCACAGGAAATTGTGGATTGGCAAAATGGTGTTCATCCACTCAATACAACCAGATTCGATTCTGACTTCGGTGCTTTGTACTGGCCTTGGGTTAAAGTTCGTGACACATACAACAATCTAGATGTATGGGTTCCACCTAGCGGTGCAGTTCTCGCAACAATCTGCCGAAGTGACAACTTGTCATTCCCATGGTTTGCTCCTGCTGGCGTGACTAGAGGTGTTGTCCCCGGTATCACAGATGTTTATACACAGCCTACACTAACCGAAAGAGATTTGATGTATGGCAACCGCAATGCTATCAACCCGATTATTGTCTATCCTGACATTGATGGGTTCCTAGTTTGGGGTCAAAAGACTCTACAACGCAGGCCAACTGCTTTGGATAGAGTGAATGTTAGAAGGTTGATGTTTTATCTTGAGAAGAACATCAGATCTCAATCTAGAGCTTTGTTGTTCGAGCCACACACTGCGTCCTTAAGGTCTCGATTTGTTGACTTGGCCAATGGTATTTTACAAAATGTCAAGACAAATCAGGGAGTTTATGATTATGTGATCAAATGTGACGAGGAAATTAATACACCTGATGTCATCGACAGAAACGAAATGAGAGCTAGAATTGGTGTACAACCTGTTAAGGCAGCAGAATTCATATTCATCGAGTTCTCTCTGCACAGGACTGGCACCTTCAATGAAAATACAGAGGTAGTAGTCTAATACAGAAAAGGAGACTAGCAATATGGGCTATAATATGGGTATCGGCAAGTTAGCCGAAAGAAATGTTACCTTCAAGAGAAAGTTTAGATGGGTCTTCAGGGTTGAAGGGATCAATGGCAATCCATCTGCCGTAATTCCAGAACATTATGTCAAAACAACCAAGAGACCAAGCATTGATATGGGTGAATTGAAGGTTTTTCACCTTCATGGTGAAATGCCTATGCCCGGAAAGCTTGTTTTCAATGACTTCGATGTAACATACTTCGACATTATTGATAACGAGGACTCCATGTTGCAGTTGTACAACTGGATTGGTGGAGTTTATGACTTCCTGTCTCCAACTGGCACATCTGCCAATCCAAGAGCCGGATCGTTTGCTACAGGTCCGGGTGGCTATTCTGCTACTGCTAAACTCGGCATGCTTGATGGTTGCGGTAATGGTCTAGAGCAATGGACTATGTACATGTGCTGGCCATCTAAGGCCGATTTTGGCGACCTTGATTACAACTCCTCCGACGAGTGTAATATCAGTGTTACATGTAAATATCAATTTGCAAAAAGAGTGAACCTTGCAGGCAATCAGCCAAACTTCACCTGTGCAAGCAATCCAAGGGCTACAGCTGGATCTGGCTTTGCCTTCCCATTCGTTGGCGCTCCCGGTGGTCCTACATAAGACTGATAATGTTAAAAAATACATTAAAGGTGCTAGAATAAAACTAGCACCTTTTTTTTATAAATTATAATAGATATATTGAGGTTTATATGGCACAAAACATGGGAATATCTTGGGCGTTCAACAAAGTTTTCAAAAGAAAATTTCGTTGGTTGTTTTTTATTCCCGGTGTTGTAGATGATGGAATTAAGGCACTGCCTCCACTTTCTGGATCTCGTCCATCTATAAAATTCGAACAAGTAAGTATTCAGCATCTAACTGAAACTATATATTTTCCGGGTAGGCCAAGCTATGATCCTATTACATTAAGCTTATATGATGTGCAGACATATAGTCCTGTTTGGGATTGGATTTTATTGTTGTATGATCCTTACAACGGCACTTATAAGCGATCAACCACACAAGGTGGCTTAGATTACAGCACCTACAAAACTAATTGCTATTTGTCTTTATACGATGGTTGCGGAGAGGAAATAGAGAGATGGTATTTTGAAGCTGCTTGGTGTGAGAGTGCAAATTTTGGCCCTTTAAACATGAATGAAACAGATTCATGTATGGTTGATATTACTCTGCGTTTTGATCGTGCATATCGAATGCAGTCACAATCAAGTTTTGACACAGCTACAGTTGGTGGTCCGGGTTCAATCTAAGAATTGGTCAGCCTTGATAGTATCCCTACATTTTTGTAAAAAGTCTTCCAGTTCTTTTGGCTTCATGCCGAGTATTCTGCAAGCACCGCTTTTATTCAATCTTCCCTTTTTAGTATAAACTTTATTTTCATTCATCAACAGAGCTTCTATCTTTTCTTTGAAACCATTATTTTCGAGGATTTGCAGTATCTCTTGTTTTTCTAAAACTTCTAAAAAATTCTTGGCCATATATTTACGACAGCATTATGCAGTCTTTCCTTTCTAATTTATATTTAAATTATAATTAAATAATAATAGAAGTCTATCGTCTGTCTCCATATTTGTCAAAATTTTTGCTATGTAACTTATCTTTTCTTTTATTCATAGAATCCAATCCTAGTTTTATTTGTATTAAATCGTTGTATCTCTTTTTGAGTTCTTGATAATTTCTTGCACTTCTCCATAGTTGTCGGAAATGGTTAAGGATACATGTCGTCATATAATTGAAAGCTTTTCCTTTTGCAGGATCAAACTTTTCTGCTCTTTCAAAGCATATTAAAACACCTTCTTGCACAGCATCATCCTCGTCTATATGGCTAAATTTGGCATATCTTACGATGTTTGAACTTAGCGTGTAGAATGCGCTTGCAAGTATTTTTTGTGCTTCTGAATACTCTGCTTCTGCCTGTAGTATTTCTTCAGGGTTAACATTCAAAGGATTTTTAAGGTTCTTTGCTTGTTGTCTTTGAATCCTTGCATCATTTTGTAAAAGCGCCAGTCTTTGCTTTGCTCTTTGGGCTTTTTGATACTTAATTATAATTATCTCAAATGATTTGTTGTTTAGATATTCTGTTGACATTATTCTCCTTAGGTAATATAAATGAAAAAGATTATTGAAATTTTTTACGAATATTTAGCAAATCCACAAAAAAAACACAACCTTATGCATATTATAGAGATTTGTAAAAAGCAAAATATATTAGAGAAACAAGCGAATATTTTACAATTAATAATCAAGGATCAAAAAGATGATAGCACTGTTAATAGATGAAATAGGCAACTCAATATCTCTTGATTATTACAAGCAATACTCAGGCAGAATATTTACAACAAACAAAGATATCAACTTTTTTGATAAAAAAATACTTGGAAACCAAGTATTGCTTGATCAATTTCTTGCTTCTCAAAGAATCGATGGATTATTGCTTTTAAAAGAACATGAAAAAATTAAATTGTTTGATGTGTCTAACTTCAAAACTAAATCGCCTTTAGTTTGTGTTTCGAATAAAAAATGGATACTTAAACAAAAAAGGCTTTATACAAAAAGAACAAATTTATTTTTCGATGAATGTCAATCTATTCTTTTAGTTGATGAAAAAACTCAACTGAAACAACCATTTATTGATGGAAATTTAATTTCTTTGATAAAAGTTTATCAAGATAAAAATTACAAGCAATTTGTTATTGATAGTGAAAAGTGGCTTTTCGACAATCAGAACAAAATATACGAACAGATTATGGTGCGTTATTATGCAGGTATGGTGTATTACTTCAAATTAAACAATATAAACAAAGCTTTAGAACATTTGGGCATCGCAATTTTATTTTGTCCGCAAATGCCAGAATTGTGGTGTGTTTGGGGAGATATACTTGTGGATTCTAAGCAATATGAAAAGGCTCTAGAAATATTTAGAAATGCAGATCATGTGAAAAAACACAGAAATATTTTTGACAATTATCCTTTATGGTTAGATAGAAATGAGTCATATGCAGAAAGCATGATTGTTAAACTTAAAAAGATTGTACAAACAATACAGATAGTCACAACAGTTTAAAAAACATATTCAAGTTCATTTACAATAACAGTAACTTGGTCTTCATACCTGCTAATTGCAATTTGCTTTCTGCCTGCTGGTAATCTTTTGAGCCTTCCCTCTAGCTCTCCTATACTACAGTTTATAATGGTCCAATTGTTTCTTGATAATTTGTCTACTTTTTCATCCATACTTTTATATGCTTTATCAGGAAAGTATTCTTTCAATGCATCTTTTGCTTCTTTCAATACCTTTTCGTAAATTGGGAAGTTACATGTACAGCTTGGATTGGCAAGAAACTTCTGCACATCTTTAGTGAGTGTTTCTGGCAGCTTGTCACGAAACTTAGCGTCTCTCAAAGCTGTTTTGACATCAAGTAGAGAAATTTCATTATTTTTCATTTTTTATCCTTTTCAAAATATAACCACATTCTTTGCATTTGAAAAAAGGATTTCTCTCTATGTAAACAGGCTTGGTTTTTTTGTCTTTATTGTCATGATCTATATGTGGCGGCTTTTTTTGGACATATGATTTCTCTATTGTAATGAGATCATCTTCTGACTTGTAGAAATATTTTTTACTACATCGTTCACACCAGTATGTTTTTAGTTTTTCACTCATGTGTCTTTATTGTTGTGTTTGCTTCAAGGTACATCAAAAACATCGCCCAAAAATAACTGAGTGCGGATGATGAGCATCCAACAGCAAAAATTCTTCCAACATCCAGTACAGCCAGCTTCTCAGGAAAATAAAAAATCATGCCCATAAAAATGCCACACCAAAAACCACTACATTGGTAGCAGTTCAGCATTTTCATCAAAAAAGAAGGCGTAATTTTTTCTATCAATTTTTTTGCCGCATTAGATATTTCACTTTCAACGACAATTTGTGTCATTCCAATTGATCCTGTAATGCACAAAAGCAATTGAGCTATTTCCATAAAGTTACCTCGATATTTTCTTTTTTTCTATATAAACAAAAATCTATACAATTAAAGTCTTCAGGTAAATCAAATTCAAGTGAGTCAACGACAGATGATATATTTTCAATAGGCTTTTGAACTGTGTCTGATAATAATACCTTGACACCTAAAATATTTGATATAATTTCTAAATCATTCTTATCTAAATAATTTAAAAATGTAATAACTATATTATTTTTTATATATCTTAGCTGTGGTACCGTACTGGCCATCAGCCATGTATCAAAAATATTTTTGTATTTTTGCAATTGTTCAATAATTGTTTTATTATGAAAAACAATTTGTTCTACATTTTTATAGTCTAAAGTAATAGACATAAACTATTATAGTTTTAGAATAACAAATAGGAGATAAGATGAGTGAGGAAATTTTCCGTCCACAAAGACCCAATACAAACAATCCAGCACAACAGCACTTTAATGCTAGCCAGCAGTTTGAACATCAACCAGAGCATTTGTCACCAACAGCACACCATCCGGGTAACCAACCGGCACATCCCAAAACAAACCCTGATCAAGGTGTGCAAATTACAGGAAACATCCCTCCACAACTTCTAGAAAGAATGCAAAAAAAGAAGGCTAAAGATAGTGAGGTTCAAGCTGCTCCATCTCTTGGCTCTTTCTCTGCAAATATGAGTTCAAATCTATTAAGTATTTTGGAAACTCTTAAATCTCAATCGCATCACTTTGAAGAAGTAAAGCTTCCATCTTTAGGTAGGTTTTACGATGGCACAGATGGCCCAACCAACGGGATCATTCACATTCGTCCCATGACCGGAGAGGAAGAGCAAATCTTGGCTACACCTAGATTTGTAAAAAAGGGTATTGCTGTAAACATGATTTTCAGCAGATGTATACAAGAGCCAATTAAGCCTGAAAATCTCTTGTCTGTTGATAGGACATTTTTACTTATCTATTTGCGTGGCATTTCTTACGGAACTGATTACGAAGTTGAAATCAAGGATCCAGAATCTGATCGTAAGTTCACAACAGTTATTGATCTTGATACTTTAGAAATTGAACCATGTCCTAATGACTATGGCCCAGAACTTACGGATGTATTGCCAAAATCTGGCCTAACAGTTAATTACAGACTCAGTCGTGGCAGAGACGAGACTGCACTTCAGGAATATCGTGACAAGAAACTGCGCCAAGCTGGCGATTCTTCTACTGACGACAGTTTGCTTTATAGGACTGCTATGTTGGTTGATGATATTCAGGGAGTTACAGATAAAAACGAACTGAATGTGCTTTTAAAGAATCTGCCAATTCAGGATGTATCGTATCTTAGAAATCTTGTGACAGAGCCTCCATTTGGCATCGATACGAAAGTTACTATTATTTCTCCTATATCTTCTGATGAATTTGAAATCGAACTACCTCTAGAAGCAAATTTTTTCTTCCCACGGGGCAAGAAGAAGGAGAAGACCCAAGCGTAGCACTATGGAAAAATCTTGCTGAAGAAATGTTCTTTTTTCAGTACCACATGAAAATTCCAAGAAGCCAATGGGTTACCATGCCAATAGGCGAGAGAAGATTTTTGATGAACAGGTTTGTTGAACAAAAGAATATTGAAAACGAAGAAATGGAAAGACAAAGAACAAACAAAAGTTAATTTAAAGGATAAATAAGTAATGGCAGCAACTAAAGAAAGATATCAAAATCCAGTAATTGGTGATAATCTAATACTTCGTTTATTCTTTTACAACAGCAATAATTTTGCAGATGTTACAGAAATTCAAAAGATTGATATTTACTTCGTTCCTGAAGGAAAGAGCATAAATGATGTTGATTCTAGAAGACTTGTTCAAACGATTCTTCCAGTAAACATCTTACAATCTGACACAGGTCAATATTATACAGAAATTACTCTGACAGAAAACCAATACATTATTGGTAATTATGTTGATGTATGGACTGTTAATTTTAACGATGTATATGAAGAAATATCTACAGTAGAAAATCCTTTTACTGTTTATCCTAATCTTTGGTACACAACTCCAATACCAGTAGTTTACGATTTCAATTTTGCCTTCAGGCCATCAAGATTCCGAAAAGGTTCTAAGAGATACATTATTATTGAAGTAACTCCAAATGTGCCTAAAGGTACGGATTTACAGAGATACTATGAGAACTTAGCTATAGTTGGTGAAATGAAAGTTTCCATGGAACAAAGGTCTGGAGCGTGTTTGCCTCAAGAAACTGATTTAAGAATGATCTTTGAAAAAGAACCCGTTACTTATCGAGAGAAAAAATTTGGCTATTTCCAATTAGATACAGCCGATCTTGAGGTTGGAATATATGATATATGGTTTGAGCTAGATCTTGGCGACAATGTATATATTTCTGAAAGAAATCAGCTACAAATTTTTGAATAATTTCGAAACCGGCGAAATTAGTTTACTTTTTTGTCCTTCAGTGTAATTTGATCTTAACACTACACGGAGGACTAACTCATGACTATTACAGCTGAACGCATGGATTGGTGGTTCAAACGGAACAGCAATGTTTTGTTGCGTGGCCGTCATGGTGTCGGCAAAACCGCCATGATTCAAGAATGCTTTGAACGAAATGGCTTGATTCTTAATGAAAGCTATATCTATCTTAGTGCATCTACTCTCGATCCTTGGGTTGATCTGATTGGTGTGCCCAAGGAACAATCTGATAGCGAGGGTAATAAGTATTTGGGACTTGTTCGTCCTGAATTGCTTTACAAGGGTAACATTCAAGCTATCTTTTTTGACGAGTACAACCGTAGTCCGAAGGAAGTTCGGAATGCTGTAATGGAGTTGATTCAAAAGAAGTCTATCAACGGTTTTAAATTCCCCAACCTTCGTATGGTTTGGGCAGCAGTAAATCCTGTTACAGAGGATAACAGCTATGCCGTTGAAGATGATGACAAGGCACAAATTGACCGTTTTAAAGTGCAAGTAGATGTGCCTTACGAATGTGATAGGGGGTACTTTGTTAAAACCTATGGCGAGAACCTTGCTTGTGCTGCTCTTGAATGGTGGAACGGTCTGCCAGAGGCTGAAAAAGACAAGGTTTCACCTCGTCGGCTGGACTATGCTGTTGAAGAGTTTGTTGCTGGTGGTTTCGTTGAAGATATCCTGCCTGCAAGCTCGAATATCAGCAAGCTTTTAAAAGCTCTTCGTGTTGGTTCTGTGGAACTCAAACTGAAAGAGTTTTATGAAACCAAAGACAAAAAGGCTATCAAAGCATTTTTTGCATCTGAGAATAATTGCGATCAGTCTTTGAAATACCTTTTGAACAATGATGATTATCTCAAATTTTTCCTACCGTTCTTGAACAAGGAAAAATTGGTTTCCGTTATCTCGGTTGAAGATAAGGTGCTTAAGCACATTATTGATAACCGGGAAGATGAGCAAGACTATCAGAATATTCTGCAAAATGTGCTTGCTGGTGGAAACTTGGATCTAATCAGAAGGATTAGGGCTGCTATTAAGCCGGTTAAGAGATCTGTGTCTATGCATGAACCATTTAATAAAGGAGGAAACGCATCTCCACCGCAAATACATAGTCCTGTCAAAACACGAAAAGATTTAGAAACAACATTTTTCGATGTTATGAAAAATGCGCATGTAACTGATTTCAGCATTATCGACAAAAAAATAGATAGTTTTGAAAATGTTGTTAAGAATTTACCATCAGATATCACACTAAATGAAGCTGAATCTGTTTTGAGGTTTATTTCTAAGATATGTACAACTTCAACTGTTGCAACTATATCATCAGTAGATTTTTACAATCTTATACCTGTTACTAATTTTGCTGTTGACACTATAGCAAAATATAGTAAAACAGATCCAGCAGACATTTTTCGTCTGTCTGAATTTTCGGAACTGGCGAAATTGCTCAAGGGCTGGGGCTTATCGTGTGGAGTAATTGGACTTAATACATAGGAGGGAATCATGGGCGATCACGATACGCAAGTTATTAGTGAGGCTGAATGGAAGCAGATTTGCTGTGATCTGCAAGACTATCATGCTGTATTTTATAAAATTGCAGAAATTGGTCGCCCTGCCTTCCGTACAGACATTAATACGGCTTGTGTGACTTTTGATAAAGCTGGAAGTTTTGTAAACTTCTTTTTCAATCCCAAGTTTTGGAATGAGTGCCAATACTACGAGAAGCTTTTTGTTATCTGCCATGAGGCTTTACATATTCTGTTGAATCATGGTCTGCGTTTCAAGAATCCCGATGAACGGGAAATTGCCAATGTTGCCATGGACATTGCAGTAAATCATGGCTTGCTCGACCGCTTTGGTTTTGTGCGTGATCAGATTCGCAACAACGAAAGTCTTTGCTGGGTTGACACTGTGTTTCCCGGTGAAAAGCAATCTAATGGGTGGCCTATTCCTGCCGATGAGAGCAGTGAATTTTACTTCCGTATGTTGAAGAAAAAACTTAAGAACAAGAAACAGCCACAAAAGCAACCGTGGTCTCCCAGTTCTGGTGGTCAGAAGGATGATAAGAAGGGTGCCGGTCAGAAGGCAGATGACCAGCAAGGCGATGATTCAGATGATCAAAATGATGGTGATAAGCAAGAAGGCAAAAAGTCTAAAAAGCCTGCCAAATCACCTACTTATCAAACTCTTGATGATCATGATTCAAGCTTTCCAACTATGGAAGATATTTCCAAGGAAAGTGGAGACTTTACAGATGTAATTAAAAAGCTCGATAGTGAGTTGAGCGATGATGAGAAGAAAGAAATCGAAGGATTCTTGAAGACTCATACACCTGAACAGGTTGCAGGTCATGGCGCAGGAACTCTATGGCATATTGTTCCGGATGAAGTTTTGAATGCCAGAAAGAATAAAAAGTGGGAGAGCGTGATTACGGATTGGGTTCGCAAAGCTTTGAAAAAATGTGTCAAGCCTTCTTCTCAATGGAGCAGGCAAAATCGTCGGCACACCATGCTCCCTAAAACTTTCATGCTGCCAAGCAAAATGGCTGTTGAAAATATGTTCATGGAAAAAGATAAAATTGCTTTGCGATTTTATTTCGATGTTAGTTATAGCTGCTGTTATTTCTGGAATAGGTTCGTGAAAGCAGCGATGTCGATTGATCCTAAAAAGTTTGATGTCACGCTTGTATCATTCGATACTTCAGTTACTGAGATTGCCCAGAAAGACTTGGGTAATATTCAAGCTGGTGGTGGTACTTACTTTCACATTATTGAGGAGGACATACAGAATTACAAAAATACTACCGGAAAGCCACATCCTGAAGCTGTGTGGGTTCTTACCGATGGTTATGGCACTAAGGTTCATCCAGAAAAACCAGAAAACTGGTACTGGTTTTTGACAGATGGCTTTAAGGATTATGTGCCAAAAAAATCCAAAGTATTTAATCTGCAAGATTTTGAGTAAAGAAAAACTCATCATCAAGCTTCAATAATTCTTTGACAGGAACACAGATCCATTCACGGTAGTTTATACTATACATATAGCTACCTTGAATGTCTGTGTTCCTTAAAAAAGCAAGCCATGGTTTTCTATCTCTTTTCCAAATCAAAACAGGTATCTTTCCACATCTTTTACTATCATCTGTAACTTGTTGTAAAAAGGAATCCAGTTCTGTATTCCCACTTTCAAAAATATTATTTAAATCAATCTTGTTGTATCCACCTTTTGATTCAAGCACAAACCGAAAACCTTCTGGGCAACAAATGTCCCCGGTAAGCGTTTCTTTTGCATGCTTAGGCATATTCTTTACCTGACCCCATCGATTGCCTGATCCCACGCTTCTTGAGAATGTCTTGTTTAAGTGGGCAAATCTTTCGTTTAAAATACCAACCAATTCTCTCTCTACCCTTTTGCCCTTACGACCACCATCTACTTTTTTCTTTTTATTGCTAAATTTTTCGATATGGTATGTGTCATCTAAATCATCAAAATTCATATTTTTCCTTTTATGTTATTGTTAAGATAGTTTATTTTATCATTTAATTCTTTTATTTCATTTATTGTCTTTTCATATGATGCATTATCTTGTTCCTTTTTCTGCAAAAGATTAAGAATATTATTTTCTAATTCCTTTTGATTTTTTGCCAACAATGCTACGGATTCAAAAACAACATCTTGTTTAGATTTTTGAACAGAATTTTTTTCTATATTAAAAGTAATATCATTAGCAGAAGATATATTGTAAAATTTATCTTTCATGTTACAATTTTCATCAGTAAAAACTGACTCGAAAATATTCATTTCAATTTCATTTGATTTGTTATAAATTATTTCATGTATTTCATATGGTTTTATTTCTAATAAATTATCGCAATTAATAAATATTTTTTTAGTTTTTATTTTCTCTAGTGCTTCAAAAAAAATGTCTAAAGTACTGAAAAAAAATATCTGGCCAATTTGATCAATAAGATTTGCCATAAACAAAGGTCTATGTTTATTTCTAAATAAAAACAAGCTGCGATTATTTTTTTCTATCTGTGAATATGCTATGGCAAATTGACTATTAATTGTATGGCTTAATAAAAATGACAAATTATCTACAATAGGACTATCGTGTTGTTCTAGAACTCTTAATATTATTTCTGAATCACAAGAGCTTTCTGTTTGATAAATATTTTTTAAGTAATTATATTCATCTCTAGAGATAATTCCGTTATGTATGACAGCTTTTTTTAAATCAGTGCTTATGAATGGGTGGTTGTTTATATTGTCAGATGGTAATCCAACTCCAACCGAAGCTGCCCTGCAATGAAAAATTCCTAAATTTAAATTATTATTCCATATGTCCAAATAGTTTTTTTCATATATTAACTTAGAAGATGGTCCCGGTTGTTTATGATAATATATCTTGTTTTGACCAAACTCGCTTACGCAATAATAGCCAGCAGCATCAACACCACGCTCTTGAGTTATATCAAAAAGAGCAGTAGTTAATTCTTTTGTTTTAACTGGATCATTGCTTGATCCTATGAATCCCAATAATCCGCACATATGTTATTGTAGTGGAGGTGCACCTATTGGAGCAGTAGGTTTAGCTGGTGGATTTACGCTAAAGCCAGACATGCCTTCTGGACCTGTTTCTGGGGCCGTAGGAGGCATAATATTGCTTGGTGGTATCTCTGGTTTGTTTGCTGCATCTTGTCTTTGAACACCAAGATCATTAACAGGAACATTCATCTTCTTAAGTATGTTTTGTATTTCTACAACGCTTGAAGCAATAGTATCTTCTAAATTGTCGTTATCAGATAATGCTTTAGCTAAAGCCACACCTACTTTTTGCATACCTTTTAAAAATTTTAAATCATCATCTAGCCAATGGCCGCCTAATAGACTCCGGATTTGATTTACGATCTTATCTGTAAATCTAACCAGATTCTTAGTACCGATCTTCTTGGCTTCGTCCTGTATTTCTTGTAGAGATGTAAGTATTTCACTTATCTCTTTTCCAAGAAATGCACGATTCTCCTTAAAAATGAATGATTTAAAATCTAAATCAATATGTGAATATTCATTGATCATACACTATCTATGCTTTCATTCTTTCTCTTTGCTGAATTTTCTATCAATCCAACGAACAAAGGGGAAGCATTTTGTAACCTTGATTTAAACTCAGGATGTGCTTGCGTACCAATAAAAAATGGATGTATTTCCTTGTCTAGCTCCATTATTTCAATCAAATTGCTGTCAGGATTTCTGCCAACAACCCGCAAACCTTTAGATTCAAATTCTGGCATGCTAACAAGATCGTTGTTGACCTCGTAGCGATGCCGATGTCTTTCATAAATGGTTTTTTTCTTATAGTATTCGTATGATACAGAATCTTTGCTTAGCTCACATGCATATGAACCAAGGCGCATAGTGCCACTTTTCTTAACAATCTTTTCCTGTCCCGGTATGTAATGAACTACAGGATACTTGGTATTAATATTAAATTCTTCACTTGTAGCATCTTCCCATCCAATATGTCTGGCAAATTCTATAACAGCACATTGAAGTCCCAAGCAAATGCCTAAAAATGGAATCTTTTTCTCTCTTACATATTTAATTCCTTTTATTTTGCCCTCAACACCTCTTACATCAAAGCCACCGGGCACAATCATTCCATCGATGTTTTCAAAAAGCTTGTTTAAACATTTATTGTCTTTACAAGCTTCGACTTCGTCAGCATTGATCCAAACAATTTCAGCTTTGACATTCTTAGCAACAGCTGCATGGAAAATAGCTTCCTTCAAACTAAGATATGCTTCATCGCAATTGTCATATTTGTTGAGAACAGCAATTCTGACAGTAGTCAGGTCTTCATTGCCAATATATTTTTCTACCAAGTCACGGTATTTATGAATTCTTACTCCATTGCGGGTAAGATGGAACTTATCAATAATCAGATCATCAACATGTCTATTGTAAAACTCAATAGGTACCTGATATACAGATTTTACATCTGGAGCTTCAAACACTGCGCTTTTAGGAACATTTGTAAGATTGGATATTTTTTCCATAATAGGCGCTGGTATAGGCCTATCTGTTCGGCAGAATAATATTTCAGGTTGCAACCCGGAACTCTGCATGCCTTGAACAGCCTGCTGGAACGGCTTGGTCTTAAACTCTTTGATAGTTGGTATCCACAGGACAGGAGCTACCAAAGAAATAATTACATCGTTCCAATTCTTTTGTTTGAACTGCCGAATCGCTTCTAAAAATGGATAAGATTCTGAATCACCAACTGTTCCACCTATTTCAACCAAAACAATATCTGCATCTTTTCCTAATTCCAAAAGCCTGTTTATTATTTTGTCAGTAACATGTGGGACAATTTGAACAGTTTGGCCAAGGTACTTGCCCTGATCTTGCTCTTCAATTATTTCTTTGTATACAGTTCCAGAAGTAAGGATATTTTTAGAACTAACCTGACAGTTGATAATTCTTTCGTATGTTCCAAGATCAAGATCCGTTTCGGATCCATCGTCGCACAGAAATACCTCTCCATGCTCTCTTGGTGCTAGAACACCAGCATTCGTATTCAAATAAGGATCAAACTTAATAGGGACAATTTTAAGGCCTCTCATGGCCAAAAGTAATCCTAAGCTTGCGATGCTGACACCTTTTCCGGTGCCACTAATAACGCCACCACAAACAACAATGTACTTGGCCATTTTTTCTTCCTGTGACTTTGGTTCTTAATATACATATTATAAAAAACAAATCAAATAAGTTTTATTTATTGAATTAAGTGAGTGTTCATTCAACGAATTGATTAAGTTCCTCAAAAAACATGCATCCTTGGTGTTCAAATGTCAAAAGGCCTTTTCTGGGGCTTTGGTGATTAATACACACTCCCCAATCGTTTCCTAAATCACCTTTCAATGGCATAAAAAACTTACAGTCACATGAACAGTCTGGGCCATAATTCTGCTCCCTATCCCTATCGCCAAACGGCTTAAAATCCGATGGCATACGGATCAAAGCTAAATGTAATTTTTTCTGAGTATCCACGATTACAACCTAGCTTTCGCATGAGGTGCAGGTCAGAATTGATCTTGCAAAGTTTTGGGCAGCGTTTACGGAAATTTGATAATACAAACCCTTAATGCCCATTTTCCATCCTTCAATAATTAAGGAATTTACATCCTTTGTTGGAATAGATGGATGAATCATAAGGTTAAGGCTTTGCCCTTGGTCAATATATTTTTGTCTCTGTGCTGCCTGAATTACGATCTCTTTAGGACTAATTTCAGCAAATGTCTTGAAAACATTCTTTTCTTCTTCAGTAAGAAAATCTAAATGTTGAACACTGCCACCATTCATAAGAATGCTTTTCCATACCTCTTCGGTATCTTTACCCTTAGCTTTCAAAAGCTTTTCAAGCTCTGCATTCTTGATTGTAAATTTACCTTTTTGAAGATCTTTAATGTAGTAATTGGTCCTATGAGGTTCAATTCCTTCCGAAACCTGACCAAGAATAAATGCAGAAGACTTTGTTGGAGCAATAGCTAGAAGCGTTGTGTTCCTTCTGCCATATCCTTTGCAAACTTCAGGCTCACCATATTCTTCTGCTAATTTTGCGCTAGCTTTATAGGCAGCGTCTTTAATGTTCTTTGCAATTTGAGTGTTATGGAACTTTGCTTCCATACTTTCCCAAGGGATCATCTTGCTCTGAAGATAGCTGTGCCAGCCAAGCCAGCCAACACCCAATGCACGATGCCTTTCGGCAAAGCGAACAGCCCTTTCCATGAACTTAATGTTTTTAGCTTTTTGAATAAACTCTGTCATTACAGCATCAAGAAGATATACAAGAAGTTCTACTGCATCAGTGTCTTTCCATTCATCATAGTAAAGAATATTCATACTACTTAAGTCACATACAAACGACTCTTCTTCGTTATCAGCTAAATAGATCTCATTGCAAAGATTGGAATGTGTAATTTTCATTCCTTTTTCTTTGTAACAATCAACAGTATTGTTGTTTGCATTGTCTATAAATGAAATATATGGATATCCAAAGTTTGCTCTCATTTCTAGAACTTTTGCCCATACTTTTCTTTTTTCAGCATCTCCATCAATCATGGCTTGCAACCAATAATCTGGAACGCAAACACCAAATGAAAGATCCTGAATAGGAAATCCTTCGGTTCTGATTTGAAGAAATTCCATGATATCTGCGTGATCTATTGGCAAATAGGCTGCAAAGTTGCCTCTTCTGGTGCTTCCTTGACTGACTATTTGGATTAAATTTTCAAACGCCTGCATGAAATGCACAGAACCGGAGCTTGTTCCGTTGTTCTTGATCTCTGCTCCTCTGGGCCGTAGGTTCCCGAATGTTGCAGATGTTCCTCCACCATATTTGGTCATCATGGCGACTTCTGCCCATGTGTAGGCAATAGACTCCATGCTGTCGCTTATGGTTGATCCAAAGCAAGATATTGGCAATCCTCTGTCATTGCCAAAATTAGTCCATATAGGAGTTGATAGGCTGTACCAGCCCTTCTGAAAGTTCTCTTTAAATCTAGCTGCGAATCCGGGCTTATTTAAAAACCTTTCAGCGGTATTGCAAATTTCATCAACTCGTTGATCAACGGTCTGTCCGTTAACCAAATAATCTCTCTCAAGAAAGATTTGAGAGAGTTCAGTTAGCCATCTGTAGTTGTTCATTAAAACAAATCCTCTGCTGTTGTAGGTTTAACTTTCTTTGAATAGGTCACTGGTTTCTTGTGGAAAAAGTCTGTATTAACTTCCGCATGAATTTCGTCATCAAACCATTTTAACTCAGCTACCGCACCTTGGTCAGCTTCAAAAACTTTTTGACCACCAATCATTTCTAAACTTTCATTGAATCTATGCTTGATATACTCTTTAATTACTTCCTTTTTGATAAAAGGAAGCTCTCCAGCTTCAAAAATCCAATCAATAATTTTTTCTTCTGCTTCGTATGCTTTTTTGCAAGCACGGTACAATTTTTCATAAAACTCACTATTAAACCATTCAGGAAATTCTTTTTGAATTTGTTTTATGACAAAAACACCAAGAAGAGCATGTAAAGTTTCTTCTTTTTGTGTAGCTTGTACGACATTGTCAATATCTTTTAAACAATTCATATATTTGTTGAATGACTTAATAATTACAAACTGTGAAAACAAGCTTACATTTTCAATAAAAATTGAAAATAATGTAAGTGTAAGCGTGTAATTTTCATTACTGTTATCGGAAGCTCCTTTAAGATATTTTGTAAGATAATCAACTCTACCTTGAATAACAGGATTTTGTAATAGTTGATCAAACTCATTATTCATTCCAAGAATTTCTAGAAGATGAGAATAAGCATCTGAATGGCGTACTTCAGATTCACCGAAAGTAACACCTACCTGATCAAATTCAGCTTTTGGAAACCTTTCTCCAAGTTTGGTCCAGAACTTTTTTACTGATATCTCTATTTGAGAAATAGCCAACATGGCGTTCTTTAAAATACTTTTTTCAACAGCAGATAGCCTGACATTGAAGTCTTGAATATCTCCTATGAAGTTCCATTCACTAACAAGCCAATAGCTGTGATTTATTGCATTTTTATATTCAATAACTTCTGGATATTCAAAAGGTTTGAAGGCTACTCTTTTTTCAAAAATATTTCTTTTTGATGACATATGAAACCTCTTGTATTGTTTTGGGAATTTATCTATGTGTGAGTTTGTAATTTTACACAAAAATCATGACTTTTCAAGTTGTGTCATTCCTTTTTGCATCACTAAATCCAGTGTATCACAGCCATTTAGAAATTCGATTAAATCATGATCATGTGTAGTAATAAAAACTTGTTTTTCCTTATTTAATTCACAAATCATATTGTAAATTCCAGCAACGCCTTGTGGATCAACATTTGATGTAACTTCGTCCAGAAAAACAATGTTAGGTGTTTTTCCGGAATTTAATGACATAACATGTGCAAAAGCTTGACTAAGGGCCAAATTTATTCTTCTTCTTTGGCCATTACTCATGCATTCATAAACATACTTGTTGTTATCTGTTGGATATTTTTCTATGGTTTCCTCAAACTCATTATTGAATTTCAATGTGATTTTGTTTTCGATAAGGAATTGCATCCAATAATTGATGTTTGAATTTAAAGCTGGAATAATTTCATCGATAACATACTTTCTAATTCCTGAATCTCCAAAAGCGGATATCCAGTATTCATAATACTTTGTCTTTTCATTAAGCTCTTTATAATAAACATCTTTATTGTCTTTATTTTCATTGATGGTTTTTATCTCAGATTCAGAAACTTCAATCAAATTATCGTATGGTGATGGCTGCTTCGATGCTGCCACCTTTGTATCCAATTGGTTTTTTAAGAGGTTTATTTTTTCCTCAATAACTTTGAGCTTAGCATTTGGTTCTGGTTTTTTAATTTTCAGCAAATCATTTAGCGTTTTAGACTTTGTACTTTTTTCAAAATTTTGCTTTTTAATATTGGACTGCAACAACGCTATTTTTTCATCTGCTGATTTCTCCGTGGTCTTCAATTTGTCCAGCTTTTCTTTTTCTGCTACATATATTTCTTTTTTGCTGTTACTGATTTCGTACTTGCCTGCAAGTTCATTTTTGTAATTACTTAAAACAATATCATGAGATGATTTATCAACTGTTTGCAAACAGTGTGTACACTTAACTCCATCCTCCAAGTTTTCTATCTTGGATACATTTGATTCTATAATTTTAATTTCAGACAACAATGATTGATAATCCGATTTCAGTGAATCACATTTTTTAGAATAATCGTCAATTTGTGACTTCAGTTTATTCTTAAGCTCACTGATCTGTGTTTCATTTTTTTCAAGAGTTGCAATATTGTCATCTATGTCAACAATTTCTTTTTCCAAAATACTTATGTTTTCTAAAACCTGCTCGTATTTTTTAAGCTCTGTATCTTCTCCTACAACCTTAGACTTTTCTTGATCTAATATTCTAATAGCCTCAATATACTTTTTTATTTCTTCGATGTTTTTATCATTCCAGTCTTTTTTAGATTTCTCAAGCCTAGCTTGATTCAACTGCTCATCAGAGAGTTGTTTTTCAACAAATTGAATTTCTTTTTCTAAATTTTTAATACAATCCTTATGATTTTTTAATATTTTTTTGGCATTTTCGTGATATGAACGATATTTCTCCAATGACAATAAATTTTCAACAATTTGTCTCTTTTCAGACGCATCACATTCTAGAAAAGAACTAGTGTTATCATCTGTAAAAATGGCAACATTTATAAATGTCTCATATGACATTCCAATTATATCTTCAACCATTTTTTGAGTGGCTGGCATTCCACCCAAGGTGATTTCTGTACTATCATCCCATTGGTTATTAGAGCTTTTCCACAATCTTAATGCATCGGGCTTCCTTGTCCTCTGAAGTTTGTAATCATCCCAATAAACCTCAACCTTAAGTTTTTTTCCAGTTTCATTGTTTATTACATCTTTGTGACCAATTTTATTAGGCTTTCTTATGGTCTTGCCATACATTCCATAAACAAGAATAGCAGGTATAGATGATTTTCCAACTCCATTACTAGCAATTTTGTCTTGCGATTTTGAACTTTCTGTTACATCAAGATTCTTGCCACGAATCAAAACAATATTATTGAATTTAGAGAAATCAACTTCTATTCCTTTGTTGCCAAAACAAAGAAAATTCTCTGCATACAGTTTTTTGAAATTTATCTTTTTCACTTTACTCTACCTCTGTTTCTGCAAAATTAACGATTTGCATCCCAACATCTATAAGTGTGCTTTGATCTAGTTTGCTGGGGTTTACTTGCTGCACATACTTTTCTACTATTTTCGATTCATCTTCAAGAACTGATTTGGCATCAGTCAGAACATGCTCGTCCATTTGCTTAGTCTGCTGTCTAATTTGAACTGTTGAGATGTTAAAATTTTCAAGCTTTTTGCTTATTTCTTTCTTGGCGACATTGTCAGATGTATTCTCAGAAAGAATGCAAACGAAAGATTTTTCAAGATCTTCTTTGCTATAATTTTCTAATTCATTTTCTTTAATGTAATAATGCTTTGGACTAAACTTATTTTCTATGTATTTAATTTTATATTCATTGGTATCTAAAAGTATTATATGTTTTTCAGAATGTGCTTCTCCGAAGCTAAGTTGAAGTGGACTGCCTATGTACTCCACATACTTAGCGAGTTTTTGCGCAGCATGATAATGACCAAAAAATACATGCTTATACTTTAAAAACAGATTTCTATCTACTTTAGTCATGTCACCATCATGTTCTATTGCTACATCCGCTATAGACCCTGCTGAATTCAACTTTGCTCCATCTACGGCTATATGGGCAAGCAAGAACTTTGCTTCTATGTTTTCTTGAGATAATTTAGAAAGTTCATCTATTGGGTTATGAGTATACGGGACAAAGTGCCAAGAGCTATCAGCTACTCTTAATTCTTTTGTTTCAGTTATTGTTTCAAAATTGTTCAATGCGCCAAAAGGATAAATGCTGTTTACGCTCCAGCTGTTGGCAAACCACATATCATGGTTTCCAAGCAGCAAATATGTTTTAAATTTCTTGTTTTGATATTTTTCTAATATTTTAAAAACTTCTGTAAATGTGTATGAATCTATTTTTTGTCTTTCGTGTAGAAGATCTCCACCAAATAAAATTGCATCAACATCGTTTTCTTCAGCTTGAGTAAAAACCCAACTTAAACACTTAAGACAGTCATGTAACCTGTCAACACTTTTTTTGTGTGGGTGAACATGCATGTCACTGAATAAAAGTATTTTTGCCATGAATGAATACTATCAAATGTCATGGTAAATTCAAATACTTATTTTTTATTTTGGTTTGGGCAGTTTGTTCTTTAGATAATCTTCTAGATCTCTCCAAACTTCATATACATCAAGTTTGGTTTTAGGTTGCCCTCCTGCTGGTGCAGCACCGGGCATTCCACCTAAGTCTGGAGGTGGTCCTCCGGGGGGTGGCCCTCCTCCACCTAAATCTGGTGGTCCTCCGGGGGGTGGTCCTCCTCCACCTAAATCTGGTGGTCCTCCGGGTGGGGGAGCATCCTCTTCGTTTAATACAATTTGTAAATATTCTCTAAATGTTCTCATCACAAGTATTTATTGTAAATTGCTACAAATTTCCGAACTGTTCAATAAATAATATATGCTTAAATTTGATTCTTGGCGATTAATGAATGAAGACGCAGAAAATCCTGATGCAAATTCTCAGGACGGTTCTGAGCGGGTTTCAACATCTGCTCCAATTACAGATGTTGAAGACATAGTGTCACAACCAACAGTTGCTGCACCAACTGCTCCTGCAACTGCATCAAACCAGACATATAAGCTTAAACCATGGAAAGCTGGTAAAACTGAAATTATGAAGTTTTGGAAGGGCATACAAACCAACTTGCCATTCGCACTAAAGCCAATTGAATATGACCACAAGGGCACAACTATTCAGGAAGATGGCATAAGAATAACAGGATCTAAAGAATTTATAACATCTGTTATTTCAAGATTGAAAGATTTTCTTATTTACGAAAATCCAGAAACTAAATTAATGGTATCATACAGGCAATCACCAAAAAGCTTGAAACCCGGATCAAGAAATAGCTATAGTTTTTATCTTCAAGTAAAACAAAGAGGCAAGAAGTAACTATATTTTTTTCTTTTTATATTTTTTTACCGGTTTTCTTTTTGACACATCATCTATTACAACTTGAGTTTTATCAATAGATTTCTTTATTTTTTCACCCAAATTCGACTGGCTTTCCGTCATAGTATGAACTTGAGACTCTAATTTGTTTATTATTCTTACAACATTTGCAAGCTCTTCGTACATGATATAACCCCTTTGTATAGGTAATCTATTTACCCACCATCTATATATTTGTACATTACATTTGGTATCATAGGTGCTTATTATAACCATCAACAATTTGACAAAAAACATTTGTTTGATAGAATTGAATTTTTACACATGGACGGAGTTTTTGTATGATAAATTTCACCGATGAACAAAAAAACTTAATTGATTTTGTAGAGAAAAACTTTAAAACTAGAGAACATATCACAGTAGGTGGGTTTGCTGGCTCTGGCAAATCTACATGTCTTTCCCACTTATCTAATAAATATCCAGAGTTTAAAGTCTGTGCATTCACTGGGAAAGCTGCCAATGTTTTGAGACGCAAAGGTATCCCTGATGCGTCTACCATCCATTCTTCAATATATCACTATGAAGAAAATTATAAAGGCGATTTAATATTTAGATTAAAGAACAAAAATCAAATAGATTTCTCAGGCTTGTTTGTAGACGAAGCTAGTATGATCAGTGAAGAGATTTTTGATGATCTTCTTAGCTTTAATGTTCCAGTTGTTTTTTTTGGTGACCATGGGCAGCTTGAGCCTGTTGGATCAAAATTTAACTTGATGAAAAAGCCAGATGTTGCTTTGGAAACAATTCATAGGAATGCTAACACTATAGCAAAGTTTGCCGACTTTCTTAGGAAAGGAAATCAAGCCAAGGATTTTTCGGAAACTGATGAGACAGTATCAATAGTACCTAAAAGGGTTGTGAAAACAGAGGATTTTACAAAAACAGATCAGGTAATATGTGCTTTCAATAAAACAAGAATGCTTATCAATCGTAAAGTGCGTGAGTTTCTACAATATAACAAAACACTTGTAAAGAATGATAAGATAATATGCTTGAAAAACAATAAGAATCTTGGTATATTCAACGGTATGCAAGGAAATGTAGTAAATTTTAGTGGTAAAAGAATTACATTTCGTGATGACAACAATACATTGATTACTGTCAACGCATTTCTAAAACAGTTTGGTGAAGAAAAACTTCACGAATCAGCAGGAACCGAAAAAGACTTAGGATTTTTTGACTATGGTTATTGCATCACATGTCATAAAGCACAAGGTGATGAATGGAATAATATAATAGTCATAGAAGAAAAATGTGATTTGTGGGATCACACTAGATGGGCATATACGGCTGCTTCTAGGGCACGAAACAAAATTGTATGGGCAATCTGAGGACAAAATGGCAACTAATATAATTGTAAATAATGATATAAGCGTTTTGTCTTCGGACAATACTGAACTTCTAAAGTTTTTGTATGACAACCTTAGGTTCAGGGATAGAAACTATTTCCACAATGCTCGTTTCCGACAAAGATTATGGGATGGTTTTACAAATTTTTTTAATCAGAACAATGGTAAATTTCTTACAGGTTTGTTACCAGAAGTATATGCTGCCTGTAAACACTTTGGCATAAAGCCAGATTTTGTAGATCGTCGTACAAAATGTGAATTTTTAACAAATGAAATAAAACCCGATTTCATGAATCAGTGGTTACCCCAAGGAATGTCTCCAATAACTCTTGAAGACTATCAGTGTGAACTTGCTAATCAGGCTATAAAAAATAAAAGAGGAATTATATTTGCTCCTACATCAGCTGGAAAAAGCTTAATAATGCTTTCAATATTAAAATCACTACCTCCTACTACTAAAACTTTAATATTACAAAACAGGAAAACTCTTGCTGCCCAGAATTATGAAGAGTATGTAAAATGGGGCTTGCAAAATGTTGGAAGAATATGGCAGGGATACAATGAACCAAATACATTCACTGTAGCTACAGTGCAATCTGTTGAAAAGGCTATAGACATATTGCCTAAAATAGAAGTTTTATTAGTTGATGAAATACATGATATGATGTCAACAGCACCAAAAAAGGTTTACAGGTTATTGAAAAATTGCAGCGTCAGAATAGCAGTTAGCGCAACTCCATTCAAACATGGAGAAACAGATAAAATACAAAAATATTATGTCAAAGGTTTTTTCGGTCCATTGTTCAAAATCCAATCAACTCAAACAGGTTTGATAACCACTAAAGAATTACAAGAGAGAGGAAGGCTGTCTAAAAGCAAATGTACTTTTTATAAAGTTAAAAATCCCAGTCTCGATTACGAGATTTATATTGATGCAGTTACTAAAGGATTAGTTGAAAATGAAGAATTTCATCAAATGGTATTGTCAAAAACACTAGATCTTAAAGGCAGAACACTAATTCTTGTTGAAAGACTTGCTCACGGAGATGCTTTGCAGAAACTAATGCCTAATGCCCTATGGGTACAAGGAAAAGATAATAATGAAACAAGACAGCAGGTTATAGAAAAATTACAAAAAGCTAAGAACTGTGTAGCCATAGCAACTCAAGGTATCTTTAATACTGGTATCAATGTTTTTGTTCATAATTTGATCAATGCTGCCGGTGGTCAGGCAGATCATCTTATTATACAAAGAATGGGCAGAGGACTAAGAACTGCCAAGGATAAAGATGGTTTAAATTATATTGACTTTATATTTGAAAATAATCCATATCTTCATAAACATAGCATGAAAAGAATTAAAATTTTAAAACAACAAGGACATCAAGTTGATGTTGTTGATTAATTTTTATGGTCACTAACTATAAGATTTATGATGTCAGCAAGTGTTCCATTCTTAGTTTTAAGTAAGGTTAAGATTTCATCTTGAGATATTGGAGAAAGTTCTTCGAACATTTTCCAGTTAATTATATTATCATACAGTAATTTTATATCATAATCAGATAATCTTTTAGTATTAATTTCTTTATTATTTTTTATTTTAATTGGATGAATTTGATGCTTGATAGCATCTCTAACATTATTAAATGTTTTTCTTTCTGAATTTTCAATCCAAAGTTTGAAATTAATAAATTTGTGCATAGTTTATTTATACATATATTATGCATAAATTTAACTTAACAGAATGGCTTGGTGTACCCGCCGAAAGATTATTTGGTTTTTCCAATGATGTAAAGGCTAGTAGTCCTGTAAAATACAGTGAAGAACCTTTAGAACCATTGGGGCCATCCATGATTCTAGATGAGTTAACATGGCTTGGGTCAATTAATAATAAAAAACCCAATCGTTTATTTGAAAACATGGTCGATTATGGGCATGATGCAGATAAAATGCAGGTAGTTATATCACCATTGGGATCACTTAAGATAATTATAAGAAAAATTGGTATAGCTCTTGAAGGATCACATATTCCTATTTGTTACACAATTTACCCTTTGATTAACGATTATAATCACAATGGTGAATCGGACGACAAGATTGAAAATATAATTGCCAATAAAATTGCTGATAAATTAACTGAAATTGATAATAGACAATTACTTACTGGTGTTAAGGATTACGATAAACTAAAAGAATTGACTTTGGAGTTAGCAAGAAATGTTAGGGCTAATCATCCAAAATGTATGCACTTTGAGGGTGTAGTATCGCCTAATGAGAATCAATATACAATTTATTTGCAGTATAATGGGCAGGGAGTAGAGGCACCAAGTGCTAGGAGAGCAGAACAATTTGATATACATATGCAATATCAAAAAGATACAGGTTTAATTCGATGCTGGGCAAACGAAATTACAAG